TACTGAGTCTGACTTCAAGAAGGCGAAAAGGATGGGCTTGATAATTAGGATCATTGTATTTAGGGGGTTAGGGTTAAACTTTGTCGAGTGTGCCACGTGTGGCTTTTGTTGAGGCTTTCTTTGAAACCTTTACCTCAACTTTAGGTTCTTCTTTTACTTCTTCTTTGGTGTCTTCGGAGGACACTGATACTTCTGTTTCTGCCATAGTTTCCAGTTTTGAATAGGTTTACATTCTTTTTTTAATTTCTTTTCAACAGCTTTCTCTACATCTTCTTCCCATTTAGCTATCGGTATAACATCACTACACATATGACCAAGATCGGAAGTAGGAAGTAGCATAAATCCTTTCTGTTGCAATTCTGCACACTTCAGGACTCTAACTAACTCATAATCTAATCTCATCTTCTCTTCTTGTCTAGCTGCTATACTACGACACCTATTCAGACCTTCACGGTCTAAAGGTACCATAAAGTTAATTTGACCTCCCCAGTTCTCTGCCATAGTGTAACTAGAGGGTCTCATTCCATTCTCATCTATATCCCATGGTTTAGTATGATTTCCCATATAGAATGGCGAGAATGTCATTGTAGCTCCATTACAGCTGATATTAGGTCCGTAATGCTGTCTAGATGGTGCTCCATTATTCTGGAATTGCACCGCCTGGTTAGTTACATTACCTGTCGCAGCTGCAACTGGGTTAGCTACATTGTTCTCTTCTGCTCTTACTGGAGCTATTGAGAAAAGACTGATAAGGATACTGTAGTAGAAGTAGTGTCGATTTCTCTTTCTATTGCTGTTACTGACAGTACCTGGCTGGCTGCTCTTGTTGTTACTTCTAGAGTAAAAGGGTCTCCAGCTGTATGAACTGTAAAGACTGAATCTGAATCTACAATTCCTCCAGAGGAAGCTGAGGTATGGACGATGTTTTCTCCAGACCATTTGTTTAATGCAGACCCATAGGTTGTCGTAGTTATTTCCTCTACGATCTCTTGGGTCGTTGTCGTTGTTGAATTCATTGACCCCTGTGTAAAATTGGGAGTCACTAATTCTGCTCTCACTGCCGTGGGTGATGCCAGTAATAAGAGTACTAGCCATTTCTTCATGTTTCCTTTTTTTCCTTTTTATTATTACCGTTACTACCAGTAGTCAAACCGAATGTTGCAAGTGCTCCAGTGAAGACACTGGCAGGAAAAGTGATGTCCCCACCTGGGCTTTTCTTAATCATAGGTATTTCAACATAGTTTAATGTAATAATAAATCCACTCCAAACTACAACACCAAGTCTAACAAATGTACCAAGAATTTGGATTTGGTGTTCTTGATCCTCTGCAGCATCTTTCAGCTTTCCGAGGAGTCCTTTTTTTTCTTCCGCTGTTCCTTCCATTTATCAATCTTACCTTGTAGGAATTTAGTTAGTTTCTTCTTTATTTGATCAAAGAATGGTGTTGCTAGGGTGGTTGTTGCTACAGCTGCTACAGCTGCATAGGTAGCAGTTGCTACTACTTCTGCAGTCGGTAAAGGCATTTGTATATCTAATACAGGTATCTGCATTTTAGGAGCAGCTGGTGCTTCCTCTGTAGTCTCTTTCTCTACCCCTTTAGGAGCCTCCAAATCGCTAGGAGGGATCACTATGGGCTTATACCCTGGAATTCGAGCTGTAGGTGGTTTAAACTCGATTTCCATGTGAGGTAGCTCTTTAGGAATCTTGGGTAGATTTACATCCACTACAGAGCTGCTATCTTAGTCTTACCAGCTGAAACTGCTGCATCTTGTGCAGTAAAATTTTCACTTGTCCAAATAGATGTTGTATCATCTGTTTTCTTATATGCTTTGATAGTTTCTAGATGATCAACATTACGTTGTAGTGAATCTTTCCATTCAGCATCTGTATAATCTGCTGGTTTATTACCATTAATAAGTGTTACGCTATCACCTGCAGATTTAAAGATTGCTGCTACTTCGTCTGTTGTTCTTTCTTCAGCCATTTTCAGATTCCTCTAGTTCTTGTAAAGTTTTTAGTGCTCCATTTAATTCAATGAAGCGTTGTTGAGCAAGATTTCTTTGCTCTGTTAAGTTATTAAACTGATCAGATACTTGTTGTAACTCAGTTCTTACTTCTTCAATTTTTTCTAAAATGTTTGCCATGGGTGTTACGATGATTCTAATGTTTTTACTTTTGCTGATAATTCTTGTACTGCTTTAACTAATGCCCAAATAAGTGGACCTTCCTTAACTGACTTAGTTCCTAAATGGTTCGTATTGACACATTCAGGAAGAACAGCTTCTAATTCTTGAGCAATGATTCCTGTATGAACTCCTCCATTTCCTTCTCCAATAACAACTTGCTCTGGTCCAGTGGCTAAAGGAAACTCACTCATATCAATTTCTTCTCTAGTTCTATATTCAAAATTAGTTACTCTTAACTTATCTACTTCAGTTAGACCTCTAGTACTATTTACTATATTCTTTTTAAGTCGTTGATCAGATGTTGTTTCCCAATGGCTTTCATTGTTACCTTGAACACATTGACCAACTGGACCACCATAAATCCATGTAGAGGAGTTAGCGTAGGCACTATTAGCACGGGCAATATATAATTGACTAGCTGTTGTAGTTATTTGACCTTTACCAGCATGATAACCAATACAAACACAGCCATCAGCTGTAGTTATATCTTCTCCTGCCTTGACTCCAACAGCAGTATTTCCACCACCTGTTGTGACATCAAGTAACGCAAACGATCCAATAGCAGTGTTGTAATTAGGTGTAGTGGCAGTGGTCATCGCATGGTATCCGAGAACCGTATTTTCTACTCCTGAAGTTATAGCGTTTGCAGCATAAGTACCAACAACCGTATTTTCAGCACCAGTTGCATTAGTTAAGGCTTGATAACCAACACCAACGTTTCTTTGTGCTGTTGTCGATGCATCTAGTGCTGCAGTTCCAATGGCTACGTTATAGTTAGCTGTAGTATTAGCTGCTAATGCATTATTACCTATAGCTACATTGGAATGCCCTGTTGTATTAGCTGTTAAAGCAGAATAACCAAATGCTGTATTATCATTCGCTGTTGTATTAGCATCTAGTGCATAAGTACCTACAGCAGTATTTTGTGATCCAGTTGTACATGCATCTAATGCTCTAAATCCAACACCAGTATTGTTAGCTCCTGTAGAGTTATCGTCTAAAGCATGGGCACCAATAGCAACATTATTAGCTGCTGTTGTGTTTGAAGTTAAAGCTCTATCACCAATAGCAACGTTGTCGTTACCTGTAGTATTAGCGGCTAAAGTATAAGGTCCAACAGCAACATTAAGAGTTCCTGTTGTGTTTGCAGTTAATGCTTGTTGACCAATAGCAACATTTAGATCAGCAGTAGTATTTGCATTTAAAGCTTCATAGCCAATAGCTATGTTCATATCTCCTGTAGTATTACTACTTAAAGACCGAAAACCTACCGCAGTATTGTTATAACCTTCTGTATTCGCATCT